ATTTCAAGTATGGAACAAGTGCTGGTAAATTTACAGCCGGAAATGATATAATGGGTAAAACAGGTCCTAACTCACCTTCTGGTTCAGTTTCACCTTTTGGAGAAGATGGACTTTACGGTGTAGGTCGTTATGGATTTTCAATTAGTCAATCAACTGTAGCTGCATCTACAACAGGTACTGCTGCTGAGGCTGGATTTCAAGATATTGATTTTGATAGTGAGTTGTCTGCTTCTAAAACATCAGGAACTTCATTTTACAAAATCAATATAGCTAAATCAAACTTTACTAGACCTGATTTATTGGCCTTAAGGTCATGGGATTTTTCTCAGTCAGGTGTAAAGGTATATCATCAATTCACAAAAGAAGATGGTGCTAACATCTCTCTTATAGTCTCTGCTTCAAATGATGAAGGTGGTGAACAAGAAGCTACTGGTTCTTATACAGTAAATTTTGTTCAGCAGCCTGATGCTGGTAACAGAGGTGATTTTGAAGATAGAGTAGGTAATGCTACTGTAAATCAGTTGAACATTCCTGAAGTTAACCTTGAAATGAGGTCTTTACCAATCGTTGCTAAGACTCGTAAGTTGAAAGCTGTTTGGTCACCTGAGCTTGCTCAAGACTTAAACGCTTATCACTCTGTTGATGCAGAAGCTGAATTAACAAGTATGTTAAGTGATTACATCTCAATGGAAATTGATTTGGAAATCCTTGATATGTTGATTTCAGATGCTGTAACAGAAGAATACTGGTCAGCAAAAGCTGGTGAGGATTATGATGCTTCAACAAAATCTTTCGATACGAATACATTCTATGGAACTCGTTTCGAATGGTATCAAACTCTTGTATCCAAGATTCAAAAAGTATCAAACGAAATTCATCGTTTGACACTTCGTGGTGGTGCTAACTTTGTAGTTGTTGCTCCAAAGGTCGCTACTATTCTTGAATCACTACCTGGATATGTAAGTCAGCCAGGTGATGGTGGAAATGACCAATTCAGCATGGGTATCTCTAAGATAGGTCAAGCTGCTGGTCGTTACACAGTCTATAAGAATCCTTATATGACTGAGAACTCCATCCTTGTTGGATTCAGAGGAAGTAACTTCTTAGAAACTGGTGCTGTATATAGTCCTTACGTTCCGTTGATTACAACTCCATTGGTATACGATCCTAGTGATTTTACACCAAGAAAAGGTGTGATGACGAGATACGCTAAGAAGATGATCCGTCCAGAGTTCTATGGTTTGATTCATTGTAAATCACTTGATTTAGTTTAATCTAATCATAATTCTGATACATAAAAAAAGGGGGCATTTTTGCCCCCTTTTTTTGTTTTCAACTAAAATAAAGGTTGACTCTTGTTTTGAAAAACGTTATATTTATAGGTAGGAGAATTACATTATGCCAAAATTAGATTATGCCTATGAAGACCCGTCATCGTTTGAAAGTGGACAAACACCTTACGGAACTTACGATGCCGATTCAACTTTTCAAACAGATATTGTTTCAGTAACTAAGTGGTGTGCTAAAAGACTTGGTTTTCCTGTATTACAATTAGAGATACCAAGTGGTTCAATATATGCTTGTTTTGAGGAATCTGTAAACGAATACTCACAACACATCAACAACTATAATATTAAGAATTGGATGTGGGAACAATATGGAGAAAAGAATAGAATATCAGGTTCATTAAGTACAGGTTCTGCTGATCCTGTAACTCCATCTTTAGGAGCTTCAGTAACTCTTTCCGATAAGTACGGACAGCAAGTTGGTCTTAATGAAAACTATGATTTGAAAAAAGGATTTATCACTTTATCTGGTTCAAAACAAGATTATGATTTACAAAATGTTTGGGCTGAAGTAAGTGAAAGTGGAAAAAGAATTGAAGTTCATAGAGTATTTAATCACCAACCTGCAGCTGTATCAAGGTTCTACGATCCTTATGCTGGTACATTTGACCAAAGACAACTTCTTGACGCCTTTGGTTTTGGTAATGTTTCTCCAGCGATATCATTTGTACTAAAACCAATCTCTTATGATTTGGCTAGAGCAAATGCTATTGAAACATCAGATTTAGTAAGAAAGAGTGCTTATTCTTTCGAATTACATAATAATAATTTAAGGATA